ATGGCCAGGCCGTTACCACTGAATAAAGATTTGATAGTTTGTGTACCTAGTAATTATTCCAATACCTCGAGAGGGAAGTTTTTCGAGAATTTTTGCGCTGATATACTCCGCCGGCAATCGTATAGAATTGATGGTATGGAAGTCAGAAAATCTGGCATGGAAATTGATATTCAGGCTACTCATACACCATCAAATGAAAAGCTGTATGTAGAATGTAAATTCATGCAGCAAAAAGTTGATTCATCTGTGGTTGATTTGGCATTTTCTCAAGCATTTAGGTTGAGAGTTAAAAAAATTGCACTTTTTTCAATTTCTGATTTGGGTAAAGATGCTCAGTCAACGCTTGAGGATTATAGACTTGATGAGCGTATAGATTATTCTTTTTTTGATAAAAAAGAGATTCTTATATCTATACTTGCAACAGGTAAGGTTGAGGATATTCCAACAGATGACATTCCGGCAAAATATACTAGTGCAACACTTTTAGTTCATCCTGAAATAGAAATGATTTGGCTTTTGCAAGAAGTTGAAAATGGTAGCCCTATAAGAGTGGTGCCGTTCGCTATAAATAAAAATAGTAAAATTCCAAGTGTCAGTCGCATAAGTGATATTATAAAGGAGCAAGGGCTTTTTGAAGGATTGGAAGTAACTGATTTTTATATATTATCTGAACCGGAACAAACTGTTTCGTCTTCAAAATTATCTGAAAATTACGAAAGGGAAATTGTCAGTGAAATAATTCTTGCTGACGATTTTATGGATTATAAGCCATGTCAGCCGAAAGACTTTGTTGGTCGCGAATATATACAGAAAGAAGTTTGGGATTATCTTGAGAATGTTAGAGGAAATAGCTCTCAAAGTAGAGTCCTATCACTTATAGGCGGTTCAGGAAATGGAAAGTCATCTTTAATAGCAAGGCTATCCTCAAGATTTAAAAATCAAAAATGGAAGAATAAATTCTTCCTTACACCAGTCGATGTCCGTTCTGCTAGAGGCGGACGTTTTGTTGCAGAAGCTGTCGTTAAAGCTTTCAGCAGTGCGATCAAAGAAGGTTTTATCGAATATGAAAAACCATTCCTGATTGAGAGTGTTACGGATATCATAGGATCTGAGAGTGTTCAGGAATGTTTAAAATACCTTTCCGAACATGATAAGGTATTGACTATTTTCTTTGATCAGTTCGAAGAAGTCTTTATGAAAGAGGAACTATTCGGGCTATTTAAAGAATTTGAACGATTCGCACTCGATGTCTCGGCACTACAAAGCAATTTAGTTGTAGGGTTCTCATGGAGAACTGGTATTACTTTAGGGGATGAAAATCCAGCGTACTCAATGTGGAATCGGCTGAAAGATTATAGGGTTGAAAAGAAACTTGAGCCTTTTGATCTAAAAGATTCATCTAAATTAATTAATAGTTTCGAGCTAAATACAGGGTTTAAATTAAATAAACCTTTACGCACGCGTCTTATTCAGCAAGCTCAAGGTTATCCATGGTTATTGAAAAAGCTTTGTATTCATGTATTCAAAAAGCTAAAAGGAGGTATCTCACAGGATCAAATGTTGGTTAGTCAACTACAGATCTCAAATTTATTTCATGAGGATTTAGATAGGCCTGAAAAACAAAATTCATGTTTAAAATTTGTGGCAAAGAACTCTCCGATTAGTCAATATGAAGTTACTAAAGAGTTTGGGAGTGATACTGTTTTAGAGCTAATTTCAGATAGGATGGTAATTAAAACAGGTGAAAAATTATCAGTGTATTGGGACGTTTTTCGAGATTACTTGAAAGGAAATGACCTTCCAGTTATACCATGGTCATATATGCCATCAACATCTCCGAAAATGGTTTTGTTAATTCTTGATGTTGTAAACTCGTTCAAAACCATTAGCTTGGATGAACTGCAAACTAAACTAAAATATAGTCGGGGAACATTAATAAATGTTTTAATGGATTTGCAGTATTTTGTTCTCATAGACAGAGATTTAAATGGGAATATAGTTTGTAAACAGACTATCACAAATGTCCCTGAGTTTCTTCGTGAGCATTTTAAGAGTCATAGTGTTTTGTTAGAATTGGCAGAGAATATTGTTGATGCCGATTTAAGAAGAGTTCCTATCGATAAGTATGAATCTATAATAGCCCATACTTATAAGAATAAAGACGGTGGTTATCCTAAGTCTTATAGTTCAAAATTATTGGCTTGGTTACAATTTACGGGGCTGATAGCGGTTATCGGGAAATCTGTGGTTATATATGATGGCGAGTTGTTTTCCCCAGCATTTGGGGTGATTGATCTAGATAAAAGAGGGGCACGTAATAGAAGAGGATCACTTTTCTTAGCTGCTACTTCGCCAGAAAAAACACTCGAAGTAGCCGAGTATCTGTGCGCCAATAAAAAAATGAGCCATTCATTCATTCAGGCGAATAAACATAGGAATGCAGTGCAGGATTTAATTTCTTTAGGTTTTTGTTCTCGACAAGATGATGGTGTGGTGATAAATAATAAAATAGAAGTTATATTAGAAAGCATCAGCCTTGAAAGGGCTTTAGCTAGGTTAGTCACTGAATCTCCAGCTATCAAAATATTAAATGCTTATGTAAATAAATTTGGCGATGATGATAAAAAAATGATGGGGGCAGCACTAGCAAAAGAACTTGAGAGAACATGGACACCTGCATCTACTACTAGATATATTTATGCACTAATGAGATATCGAAATTTCGCATTGGAAACTTTATAATTATTAGATCATAGGGCGAAAGCCCTATGATTTTACTTTTACACCCCACCATGACATCAATTCTCTGCGTTGTTCTAAATAAATAGAACGATTATACGCCCGCCGTACTTCATTTTTATCTATATGCGCTAAAGCTGATTCTATAATATCGGAATTAAAACCAGACTCGTTCAACGCTGTGCTAGCTATAGAACGAAGCCCATGAGCAACGAGTTTACCTCCATATCCAATACGTTTAAGTGCTGCATTTGCAGTCTGACTATTCATAGGTTGCTTAGGGTCATTCCTACTGGGGAAAACATGTTCACGATGAGCACTAATCGGTTTCATCACTTCCAGAATATCTAACGCCTGAGGCGATAAAGGTACAATGTGTTCACGCTTGGCCTTCATCCGTTCGGCTGGAATCGTCCAGAGTTTGGCATCGAGATCGATCTCTTCCCATCGAGTACCAGAAGCCTCAGAAGGGCGCACTAGGGTCAGGAGCTGCCACTCAATAAAACAGCGAGTCGGAACAGACAGATTCGACATGACCAGAGAACGCATCAGCTTAGGTAATTCTTCTGGTCGTAGCGTGGGCATATTCTGCTTTTTGGGTTTCTCAAATGCCATTCCAACACCTGATGCCGGGTTAGCATCAATCAGGCCGGTGTTGACTGCGTAAATCATTATTTCGTTAATGCGCTGGACCAAGCGGCGAACTGTCTCCAGTGCCCCTCGTGCCTTGATTGGCTCAAGTGCATCAACAATCGTTCTGGCCTTTATCTCCTGTACGGATATCGCACCGATTGCCGGAAACACGTCTTAAGCCAAAGAACGCCAAATATCCTTTGCATAATCTTCTGTGAGACTTCTGCTTTTTATCTGGAACCAGTAAGCAGCTACTGTTGAAAAAAATGCTGTCTAACTAAATCTGGCGTTGTTCTGACACTGGTTCCTGTTGCTACTGTGGATCTATGCCATGCGCGAGCGTGGTTAAGTGCTGGTCGCCTATCTGACGAGTTGCTACGACAGTAAGGCCAGAATATTACCCGAGACTTAAATTAGTTCTACTACCACTAACCGCACGTTGATAGCGGAAGCGCCAGAGTTTTTTTACCAGTGGTTTTGACGAGTAAGAATGGGTCATCACCATTATGAAGGGTGACGTCTTTTTCACGGGGTTAGCTTTGAGGATCTCGTATGTTAGTGAGGGGCCGTGTGATGCGTGGCATGTCTGGATCCCTTCCAACATTGGTCACGTTTAATGGAGCTCAGTAGGACGTGTAGTTAAACGTGCACCAATTTCCTCTGGACTCAGCCGGTTGTTGTCGGACAATCCCAGACACAAAAAAGCCCGCCAGGTTTTCACCTTACGGGCTTTCAGGACTTCATCTCAGGCTCTGGTGACCATCGACAAAGGATTTTGGTGGAGCTGGCGGGAGTTGAACCCGTGTCCGTTTTTCTTTAAGCGGCTGAAATATAATATCTTATAACACGCTTATTTTTCTGCGGCTCCTTCACGGCTCCTTTTACGTCCCGCCACTGACCAGCTTTGGTCTTTTCTCGGTGTTGCCGTCGTACTCCTTCAGATAGGATCCGTAATGCCTGAAAAGCATCTCTGGTCCTTTATGCCCCATCTGTCCAGCGAGCCAGAAAAGGTTAGCCCCCTGGCTGATGTGACGAGTCGCAAAAGTATGACGGGTCTGGTACGGATTTCGGTACCGGATCCCCGCCTTACGTAAAGTGGGCACCCATGCTTTTTTTCGTATTGCATCGGCGCTCGCCCATGGCTTATTTGTTTTCGGATCCTCAAAGATGGTTGCGTCTTTCATAAATGTGAAGGTCTTCTGGGACGCGAGTACCGCCATAGCCGAATCGTTGAGCTCGACTTTACGAGTTCCAGCTTTTGTTTTGGTTCCCTTAATAACGCCGACAACGCTCGCGCTCTGCACGTGGGCCGTTTTGCCGATAAAGTCGATATCGCGCCAGCGCAGTGAGCAGAGTTCTGAGCTGCGTAACCCCGTCTGAATGGCGAACATAAACAGATTTTCCCATTGCTTGTTGCCAGCGGCAGACAAAAGAGCATCCACCTCTGCGGGGGAAAGCGGATCGACAATGTAATCGCTATCAGCACTTGTTTTATCACTTTGGTAGCGCGATGCGGTTACCAGAGATACCGGGTTAATTTGTAGTACGCCATCGGTAACGGCTTCATCAAGCGCAGAACGCAGGAATGACAGCTGATTGCGTATGGTTTTCAGAGTTGTTGTCCGGCTTTGTATCCATGCTTTCATCGCAGCTGGAGTCAACTCACTGGCCGGGAATGAATGTAAGGCAGCCAGTGCACTCCGGCATTTTTTATAACCACCGATCGTAGAAGGTGATAATTTTCGCGTCTCACATATGCCAATGTATTCATCAAGGTACATTTTGACAGTCTTACCGGCAGCAGCATTACCGAATATTTTTAATCGTGCTGATCGCGGAAAATACTCAGCATATACGAAGGTACCGCGCTCAATTTTATTGTGGATTTCGCCCAGTGTCCGCTCGGCATATTTGAGGTTTTTACTGTTCACTTCCAGATTGGAAAGGGGTTCACGACACTTAACCCTTTTGTATGTGAAAGTTATATTTATCGTCTCTCCCTGGCTGTGTTTCCTTACGGTCACGCCGCGCGGAAGTTTTGGCGATTCTTTCTTGCCCATTTAGCGACCTCACTAAGATCTATCCATCTTTCCTTAACGCCTTCCACTTTCAGCACCTGAACACCTTCCAGCCAAACGCCACGCTGTATACGCTTGTTTATGGCCTCAGGCGACTCGCCAGTTTCTTTGCAATAAGTCGAGATTGGTACACAATCGAGGTTCAGCATAGTTTTCTCCACTTAGCCCGGCTGCACCCGGGCGTTTAACATTATTGGCTGGTGGCAGGAATTAACCGCTGCCAGATTGCCGAAACGTACTTTGCCTGATGCCGGGCATCAGCCAGGGCATTATGCAAATCGCCTTCAAAAGGTATTTCGTATCGCGGGTTGAAGCCCACCGCGCGCCCAAGCGCCACCATCGTTCTCACGTCTCGATCATTCCAAAACTGCCAGGGGCAGTGAAAACCGTGGCGCTCAAAGGTCGCCCTCAGAATGACGTTATCGAAAGTTGCCCCGTTCCCCCAAACCTGCAGGCTGTCCGGAACGCAATGATCATCAATCAGTCGAACAAGCCCGCCGATGGCATTGGTGATGTGAACCCGGTTGTCACTGGTTATTGCCGCTCGCGCTTCAGCGCTTTGCTTCAACCACCACAAAATAGTGCTGGGGTCGGCAACCGCGTTAAAAACCATAGACGACTCCAGATCAGCAACAGCATAGTATTCCGGTCCCAGCTCGCCGGTAGAGGGTTCAAAAAAAACAGCACCAATCGTGATGATCGGGGCCGTGGGCTTGTTGCCCATGGTTTCGAGGTCAATCATTAAGTGGTTCATTGGATATGCTCTTTATTCGAAATTAACAGCACGTAGGCTGTATTTGCCATATACAACTTTAAGGTTGTTTTGCCAATACACCTTCATCCCTCGTGGCCTACCTTAAATGACTTAGCGGCGATGACAGCAGCTAGGCGTGCAGCTGCAGCTTTTTGTGCGGCCACGCTGGCAATGACAGTCGGCCGCTCTTTTTCGGTATTAGCGCAGATACCTCCCCAGTTCGAGATGAGGAAGAAATCTTCCAGTTCCGCCGCGGTAGAGTTCAGCGCCAGCTCTTCCAGCATCAGCACGATCCCGCGAGGATGGTACTGGCTAAGCAGAGACCGCATGGCATAGCCGAATGCGTTAATCATCACTGCGTGGAACTGGATGTACTCCCGCTTATATTCCGCCTGATTGGTACCATTGCGCACCCAGTCAATGCCGGTCAGGCCAATCCAGCTCTGCCAGATATCATGCACGTCTTCCTGACGCGGCGGCTCTCTGCCAGCGTTAATAAATTTGGCAGTCGCATCGCTAAGGGCTTTGAAGCTGACCCAGAGGTCGCTTTTGCACGGCACAATATTGTGCTCGAAGTCGACGATCTCAGAAAAAACGGAGTGAGAGGTCAGGAACGACACCATACTCTGAGCTGTTTCGTTGCGCCCGTCATACGCCATATTGATGGCCGCCGACGGCTTTGACACGTTGTTGTTGATGTCCGAAAAGAACTGCTGGCGCGTTTTTAGTGGCAGCTGGTGCGTCAGCATCAGGGGAACGCTAATCGGCTCGCCAACTTTTCGGCAAAACTCGGCAATACCTGCAGCGCGGTGCTGGCCATCAAACAGCTTGATCTCCGCGTCCATTGGGAAGCGCACCACGCCGACGTTAGTATTACCGAACTCTTCGAACTCGATCTCTGAGTTGCAGTTACCTACCAGCGGCGGAATGATGTACGGCTCTTTATTCTCATGAGCGTTCACAAGGTATTCGTAAAACTTCCGCACGCGGGCTGGGTTGATCTCACGCTGGGAGCGCTCAAGGGTGCTGCCCACGTTATCGGAAGCCAGTACGCGCGCCAGAGTGCGGCCAGGGACGGACATCAACAGAGTGAGCGTGCCGCCCTGTAATCCCCGCGAAGCCGGGAACTCGAAGTAGTGTGTCATTTTGGTGCTCATATAACCTCCCCGGCGCGCAGCTTGGCGGCGAACTCACGTAACTCATGCACCTCTGCGCTCTTGGACGCAGCGATTGATCCAATGGCGTGAGTGTCAGGATGAAGTGAGAACAATTCTTTGCTTTTTCGATCGGCAAACATCTCCACACCTTGCGCCCGCTGCTCGCGATCCTTTTCTGTGCTACTCAGTGCAGTAATCGCACCTATGTGCGCCAAATTTAGCGCCTCCAACCGAGAGGCCATTTCCCGTACCAGTTCAGAATAAACGCCGGTCTGCTTGATGCTGGTGGAGTAGCTGTGCGCCGTTCTGACCAGCTCAATGATGGTCATTTTTGCCAGTTGCTCTTTCATTGGCGCGCCTCGCTCAGTTCATTGAAGCGGTTCATGAACAGCCCATAGGCCTGGCCCGGGCGCAGTGGTACCACCTGAATCAGATCAGACGCGGGGATGCCCTCAAGGATCAGCCACGGTGTACCATCATCAATCTCCAGATCGCGGCGTTCGGTCGCCAGCATGGTGAGATCTGCATATTTGACCAGGTCGGACTGATGCAGGGGCAACCCGAACTTAGAGCGGATCAGATCATCAACGAGCGTTTCGATCCGGCGGTAGTCCGGCAGCAGCCTTTTGAGCGGCGCGGGGATGTCCTGGCAATACGCTTCAGCGGCATCATGCAAAAGTGCTTCAAAGGCGTATTCCTGCGGCACTATCTGGCTGCACAGAACGGAGTGCTGCGCCACGCTGTAAAATTCCGGCAGGTGACCGGCAAAGCGGCAAATATTAGAGAGGGCAGTGGCGATGTCCTCAATATCGACATCGTCTGTTTGCGCGTTCAGGTAATCAAAATGCTTACCGCTCAGGGTTTGAATAAAGGACATCGTTAGTTCTCCGTGTTATTTCGCGCTGCACCGCGTCGAATTTTGGATGCAGCAACCCAACCCATTGCGATGGGGTAGTTGCTGCAGACTTTTTTACGCTGCTGGTTTTTGGTCTTGCGGTTCTTTATAAGAGAGGAGGTGGCACAGGCCGTTTACCACCTTGCTGAACTGGAACAAATCTGCACCTGCCTGATGACGCCATTGATATGCATGGTCATCTTCCGGATTGAAGGTAAAATCCTGGGTATCAATGCGGCGGAAATGGAAGTTTTCCGTCAGCAGGAAATACATACCCGCACCTACGAGCTCCATCTGGTCAACTGTAAATCCGCTATTCAGGCTCTCGATGATCTCTGCCGCAACTGAATTATGTTCAGCCGAATAGCGAATGGTTTCCTTCTGATCTGCGTGTCTTGAGAGCTGGATATAGTCACCAACAGCGAAACCATCGAACGCTTCGCTGTTACCGGCCAGGTGATTCTGCAAGCGAGTTGTCAGGCCGTTCTTTATGTCGCTGATATGGATCGTTTCGGTCTTAACTGAACCAATTACCTTAATCAGGAGACCGCAGGCCAGCGAAGCAATATTTTTGTTCGAAGTGTTGATCACCAGAAGGTTATCGGCGGAGTTATACAGCGCCAGGATGAGGGAGGATTTAACGAAAGCCTTTTTGCACAGATCGACTTTCACCTGATCAGCAATCTGGCGGCGCTCGACACGCTTAACTTTTTCGCCTCTGAGTAGCTCAATTTCGTTAACGCGCTCCTGCGTTTCGCGAACTACAACCTGTGCCGGTAATATTTTCTGATCATGGCGAATCACGATCGCATATCCGCCAGTAAGCGGTGTTACCAGTTCGCCTGTAACCGGATTTGGCACGAATGACGCCCGGGAAAGCTCGGTTTCGCCAATATCGCTGTAGGGCAGCTCCAGCAGGTGACCCTCAACTGCTTCAATGCTTGGCAGCTTAGCCCGATAAACTATGGCGCTGCGGAACTTGGATAATTTCATTGGTTAGATCCTCTGCACAAGGGGTTAGTTTCTCCACACAACACAGAAGAGCACCTGCGGTCGGGGCCGCCCGGGTGGATTGGGTTATGAGCCCGTCGCCCGGTGATGCTCTTTTGTGTTGGGTAAAAAAGTGCGGCGCCCTCACGGGATAAGATCAGACGCCGCCAAAGTAGCAACACAGCGATTACGAGGCCAATGTGTTCAGGTTTGTTAAATTCAAGAAAGAGATGCAACGAATTCAGCAAAACTGAGTGCTTCTTCGCCCTCAGCTAGGCCATCAAAATATTCTTCGTATGCCTTTTCCATCCTCTTACCCTCATGTATCTATGGCGTAACATTCAGCGAAGCATCCCCATCTTCATACGCCTGGGGCGGCTACTTCGTGGGCGTCCTGCCTGTTCGCTGTTGATGCTTGGATTATGCGCATGAGAATAAGTTTAGTCAACAAAGAATAATAAAAAGTATTCCCGTGGGATTTTGTCCACGGAAGGATTGAGTGATTTTTTTTGCAGAAGTTGCTATATCGTGCTTATATACTGGATAGGTATACAGTTAAATTTGCCTGGTCGATAACAGATTCACAGGCGAGAAAGGGGGGCAGTATGGGGACGTGGTTAGTCAGAACAGAGGCTGGAAAGTTTGATTACTCTCCAGCTTCTGACAGTGAGGTGGTTCACTTATTCAATTCAGGGATGAAGACTTGCATTATTGGGCCGACCACATCTTCTGGTGACCGTACCGATGCCAATGGGATCCGAGGGTCGTCTACTGATAGAAAACCTACTCCATCCCCTGATATGTGATACCTGAAGACAGAGATAACACCAGAAATAGAGGTGAGAACGAGGTCATTGTTGGCTGGCTTCTGTTGCGGATTCACGATCACCACGGCCCCGGTTGGAGCTTGAGCTATCCCTGTGTTGCGCTTGATAAAATATGCACGATAGTGGTCAGGCACCTCAGCAAACCAGGTAACTACTTCGCCGGTATCTCCGTTCTCGTCATAAACCTTTACCAACTTCGATACATCGACCTTTTGTAGAGAGGAATCGCCACCACCATACATAGAGCCAGCCCCATTGATTAGCCAGTCTGCGCTAATCCCTAATGCTGCGGCCAGCTTACCGCTGTGCTTGGAGGTTTTACTTCCTCCTGCCAGAATTTTAGAAATAACAGATTGTTCAATACCCGCAGCTTTTGCGAGTTTTGTCTGGCTATGGAAGCCAGTTTCCGTCATGGCCTGAGCCAGTCGTTCGCCTAGTGTTTTCATCCTTCAAAGTTATTCCTGCAAGCATACCCTGTCAAAGTCGCTAGCGACTTGCATAAATCTATTCCCTAAAGCATAATCGAGAATAATTATGAAGGAGGGAATAAACCCATGAATCACGTTATCGAGAAAGCTATCAACATTGCTGGGTCGCAATCTGATCTGGCAAAGCAGGTCGGCGTTGGCCAGTCCACGGTAAGTAAGTGGTTAAACGGCGCTGAAATCAGCTCCCGATACATTTCGGCACTCGTCAAAGCAACAAACGGTGAAGTTACTACAGAGGAGATTTTGAAGTCTCTGCCATCTTCGTCGCCGGTAAATCCTAACCAAACGGCAGCATAACCGTAACTACCAAAGGAAAACGATCATGGTAGACAGCATCAAGGCAGCAATTACGGCTATGTGCAAGGCCCACCCGGGCGGACGCTTGGGCATGGCTGCTGATCTCGGTATGAGCATCGACACGTTTCACAACCACATGTACCAGAAGTGCGGAAGCCGATTCTTTACCCTGGCTGAGCTGGAGCGAATGGAAGACCTCTCAGGTATTTCCATGCTGGCGGAGTATGCCGCCGCGCGTGTCGGGAAATTGCTGGTGGATGTACCCAGGCCGGAAAGCGTCGATAACGTCGATCTTTATTCCCTCGCTATGCAGGCGAACGCGGCAAAAGGGCTGCTGGCGCAGGCGCAGATAGAAGCAGCTGGTGATGGGGTGATAGACCGTCACGAGAGGAAAAAGCTGTCTGAGCTATTCCGTAAAACCATCCGGCACCAGTTCCATGGGTTCATGGGGTTTATGGCGCTATACGGAGTTTCGGATCAGGCGGTCGATTTGTTCGTGACATCCAGAAAAGGTGACGCCCCGAGTGTGCAGCTCGAGGCGTCTGGTGCGTCATTTCAGTAAGTGGAGAACTAACGCATGAACAGTTTAAACCGATTCAGGCCAGCTAAGCAATTTCGTTGCCGTCCGCTGGTGGGTAATGCCCCGTTCGGCTACGACGAAATATTACGTACAGCCGACGGCAGCCACAACTACCAG